ATGACCACCGACAATGTTACTTCAATCGCCCGCCCAGGATCACCGCCGGCGCCGCCGTCCAATCCAACGTTTGAAGTAATCGAGAACCGAGCAGAGACAGTTCGTGAGCTGATCTTCCAAGCGCAAGCGATCGTCGAACTTGCCATGAGGGCGGCCATGGCTAACGAAAGCAATCCGGACTGGGTGATGAAAAACGCGCTCGGCTCCGCTAACGGGATGCTCGACGAAGCTGCCACCTTGTTGGAGCCGGCCGCGATCACTGCTCCAGACACCGCGAATGTGCCCGCAGCATAACTACGCTCATCGTCAACGATACACAGGCCGCCTTCGGGCGGCCTTTTTAGTTCACGTGCACGCGAAGACCAAGCGTCGCCCTTTGACGGAACTTGGCGGCGATACCACCGCGTAGAGATTGGCTTTTGAAACGACCACGCCAGCGGGAGGCGCGAGTGCTGCGTACAGGTTGGCCTTGGAAACCCCCGTGCCTTTCGGGGGCGAGAGCGCTGCGTAAATATTCGCCTTGGAGACATCGACGCCGGTCGCCATTACTGTGTTACCCGCACACTTGCACCATCGACCGTTGAGCACTGGCGGTCACGGGTGACAGCACGGCATAAATATTCGCCTTCGATACGCCGATGCCTAGCGGCGGCGACAACACCGCAGACAGGTTCGCCTTGCTGACGCTGGCCGCGATCGGCGGTGCGAGCACTCCGTAGAGGTTTGCTTTCGAGACATTGACGCCAGTAGCCATGGGATTCGCCTAGGCCGACTGCAGATCCATCTGCAGCGCGTTCATGTCGCTCGAAAGCCAGGCGGCAGAGGTGACGGGATTCGTTGTCATCAGCCGCTCATACGTCGTGAACGCCGCGGTGAGCGTGTGCCCGGCATCGACGTTAACCGTGCCCCCGGTCTTGACACCCAGTTTCACAGACGTTGGCGTGGATCCGGCAGTCACTTCCGCGCGCGCGGCCACCTTGACCGCGTTGACCGAGAACGATCCGCTCGGCAGATCGATGCAGTTCGCCTGGAAGTCCTGGCCCGTCGTGTTGACCGCAATCACGTTCGCATCGTTGATGGTGGTCGGATTGATGCTGGCATAAGTGCCAGTAGTCCAGTTGTTCGCGTCCCCGGCCGCATTCGGCGCCATGGTGACCAAGCTCATGGCGCGCGTGTCGGCGTCGGCGACGATAATTTCAGACGCCACAAAAACGCCGCTGTTGCCTGGAAGGGATACGCAATCCAAATTAGAAACACCGGTGATGGCCGTGCTCCCGCTATAGGTAATCTTCAAAGTACCGGCAACGTAGACGTTGACGGTTGCGGTCGCTCCAAAATTGGTCACCTGCATATCAACTGCCTGCGGCGCGCTGGACAAGGATGCGCCGCTCTCCGAGGCCAACTCGGTCCAGGTCGAACCATCGAGCTTCCACAACGCCACCTTGCTTGCGGTGCTGCTATCGTTGCCGACGTAGAGGCCGCTCGCCGTCCCGTTGGCCGTCTGCGCGAGGCCCGCTGCGCGGTATGGTTGAGCCCCTGTTGCTAATGTTAGCTGGGCGTGTAGCCAGAATGAGGTGAGCGCGCCACCGCTGAACGCAAGGCTGCGGGCGCTGACGGTATTCACGCCAGAAGAACAATTGAGCGCGGTCCGCGCATACGAGCTCCTGAAACCGCTGCCGTTGTTAGCAACGGCATTTCCCGCGGGAAAATCGATATCCTCGCCACCGAACCAGAGAATTGTCATGATTTCTAGGCCTTGTTTGTGTTGTTTACATTGCGAAGCCGATGCCGACAGCGCCCGTTACAGGACGCTCATACAAAATTCCATATCGAGAACAGTCGGCGCTGTGATCGATGCCGGATGAGTCCACGTCCTCAACTCGCCGCTGATCGCGTGCGAGATATGGCACCGTCGCCCAAAAATATTCGCAGTCTCGCGACACGTATAGCCCGGGGACATCGGGCTTCCCAGCGTCGGCGAGCATGCGCTTCATTTTTTGCCAGCCGCTGATTCTGTCGGCTTTGCGCGCTGGCTGAAACGTCACGCCGGCCGCGGCGAACTCGTCCGAGATACTGCCTGCAGAGGAACCCATGCGCGCAAAGATGGCGTCATCGGCACAGCCTTGAGCTGGGACTTTCCATTTTGCGCACAGCTCCGAGCGTATGGCTTCGGCCGTGACTTTCGCGGTCCATCCGAGACCCTTACTCAAATCGTCGCGACGGTGCGCGGCCAGTTCGGCGAGCACCACAATTGATTTACGCGGATAGAATCGACCGTCAATTTCCTGGCCAGGAGATTCGGCCATGAGTTGCGTGACGGATGGCGCGGAACTGCCGAAATCATGACTAAGCCACGTGCGCCAGCACTCGCCGAAGCGATCGACCGGCACCTTGTCGAATGGACCGACCGCGTTGCGCGACTCTTCAAGGCAAGCCGCAAAATAGGCGCCGCGTGCAACTGCCCAATCGCCTTCAAGCCACGCGCGCAACAGTTCAGGGTCTGATGGTGCTGCACTCTCGAGCTGCGCGCGATACTGGGCCTGATCGATATGGGGATTGTCGAGATAAGTGCTCGGCGCGTGCACCCACTCGCGTTTGCTCTTCTCCTCGATGAACGGCGTCCACGGCTTCGCGCGAAACACATAGCGGCGCGCGAGCCAATGATGGCCGACACCGCCCGGATTCGCAGCGACCACCATGCGCAGCGGTATTTCCTTCGGGCCGCGCAAGTTAGAGCGCATCAGGTCGAGCAAATCGGGGGATGCGTATTGGCCTGCCTCGGACACGATGAGCAGGGTGAACGATCGACCTTGTTTTGACGCGTACGCAGCGTGCGAGTCGAGCTGACCCAGTTCGCAATAGCCGCCGCCGGGGAATCGCCAGACATGATCATTCGCGTTGTATCTAGCCCCACCCCCATAGATCATGCCGAAGATTTCCCGGCAGATGAGTTCAAAGTCTGCGAGTCCTTGATACGTCATGCGCAAGTACAGCGCGCGGGCGCGAGCGCGGTACTGCTCCATGTGGCGCAGGATCAAAAACGCGATGGCGTAATCTTTACCGCCGCCGCGACCGCCGCCCAAGAAAATATCGGCGCTTTCAGGTACGGACAAGACCCGTTCCTGGAACGGGCTCGTCGTCAGTTCGTTGCTCATCGATGCTCACCGTTTTCATGAATTCTTCGCGCGACAGAGCGCCCGGCAGATTGAACGTGATGTTCACACGACTCGCCTGTTCGCCCTGATCGTCTCGACGGTAGCCGTGCCGCGAATTGAGAATAACTGTCGCCGCCAAGACCGCCGTTTTTTCGTCATCGGATTCCATGGCGATTCGATACAAACGATTGTGCAACGAGTGCCGCTCTTTCTCGCGCCCTCGATCGAACGCCTCGCGCAGCTCCGGGAAATCGGCCAGCCATCGCTCTAACGTTTTTCGATCGATCCCGAATTTTTCGCTGATGCCGACGATCGAAAAACCGTCGCCGGCAAAGCTGCGAATGTGATGCGCAGCATCCGCCGGAGGTTCCTTGCGCGGCTGCCCGCCAAGGGAGCCGGCGGCAGGAACGAGGCGCGGCGCGTCGGGAGAGGACTGGAGCATCTACGATGCTCTGAACTGCGCCAGTGCCGTGTTGAATTGGGTCATCGAACAATCGGGACCAAAATGCAGAATGCTTGTGTGCAGCGTGGCGAAGTCGGCCCAAGAGAGCTGATCGATGGGGGCTGCGGCGAGTGCGGACGCGCAATTGGCCAATGATGGAACAAACCCGACATTTCCCTGTAGCGGGATTCTGTGATCCGGCGCGCTCTCACTTGCAAAACTAATATTGTTGTTGAGATCAGCCTGCAATGCGACTGGATCTGAGAAGACATGCGCCGGGAACGCACGCGCCCGTACGTGCCGCGAGACCGCGCCCGCCTCGTCACTTTGCTGATACTTTGGCCAAAGCCATAAAACAAAACTTTCAAATTCAACATCGCGAACCATTTTCGTTCTCCCGTTAGGATTGAATGACAAATCAGCGCTTCGCAAACGAATCGTTGAGATGGCGATCGATAAGGTCAGCGACCGTCGTGTGCGCCATTTCCGGCGACAGCACCAAATTGACCGCGGTAGGGGCGCCCTGGCCGGCGTAGCGTGGCGCGGGTTGCCCTCCAGAGCCCTGCCCGGTCTGCGGTATCGAGACGACCGGCGTGCTCGCGCTGGGTGGGGCTGCCGGATACACGATGCCGCCGTCAGCATACCCAGGCGCCGTAAAGGTCCTAGGAACCGAGTAGGCATTCGCCCCCGCTGCAGGTCGCCAGTCCATCGATTCGCCAATGCGTGCCAGCGGCGGCGCAGAGACGAGCCCTCCGTAGGCATACCCGCGCGCGCCCCACGACGACACCGCCGACATGCCCTTGTCGTTGAAGGCGCTGAGGAACTGCATCGCTCCCGGCTGGCGCACTACTTCCGCGCGATGCACGAATTCGCCTGCATGGACGATCCCGGCAGGCTCGTATTTGCCGCCGTCCCCGGTGTAGCCGCCGGGCGCATACCCAGGTGGATTCGTCGAGGCAAGGCCTGAAATGGTGCTTGAGTCCAGCGCCGGCGCAGTTGCGGCGATCGCCCCGCCGGTCAAGTCCGGACCCGCGCTACTCGACGGTGCTTTGAGCCCTTTCGTCGCAATGCCTGCGAGGGCCATCACCAGGCCGAAAATGCCCTTGTCGTTGTTGGTCTTGCTGTAGGTGTTGCTGCCGCCTGCGGACAAGCCAGTGCCCGGCTGGCTCGCTTGCGCTATCGAATTGGCGATGGTTTGCCCAGCTTGCACGCCGCCCTGCGCCACGGCATCGGTAAGCGTACTGCCGGCCTGCTGGCCGCCCGTGTTCAACGCCGTGCTGATGGTCGCGCCGACTTGCTCAACACCGTTGCGCGCCGACGCGGACGACGCGGATGCAGCCAATGCCGGCAACGTATCGATGCTCTTGACCGGACCGACCAACCCGCCGCCCGCATATGTGGCGACCGCCTGCATGCCGCGGTCATTGAAGTCCGAGAGGAATGACATTGCGCCTGGTTGCCTGACGACTTCTGCGCGGTGCACAAACTCACCCGCGTGCACGACGCCTGCCGGTTGGTATTTGCTGCCATTGCCGGTATAGCCGCCTACATCAAAGGTTGGCGCTGTCGCCGCTTCGGCTTGCGCAGATAAATCAGGGATGATCCCTGAGACCGCAGAGCTACCGCCATCGAGGCCAAACAGCGGGCCCAAATCGCCCCCGCTGACATTGGTGGGATTCGCGCCGGACAGCGACTCGGTAATGGCGCTCGCCAAGGTGGCCGCGCCGCTCGCGAAGGATGCGCCCAAGGCCGTCGACACCGTGGTTGAGCCTGCCGTGAATGCCGCAGAGATCGGAGCCGCGCTGGCCGCCGCACCCGCGATACCGGTGGCGCCGGCAACGCCAGTCGCAGGGGGTTTGATGCCGAACAACCCGGCCACCGACGGCAGCACGCCTGCAAAGCCGCCGGGCTGCTGCGCGCCGCCTGGAGCGGTGCGCGGGCTGAAAATGGACGTGCTCAGATCGTTGACGAGGCCCTTGGTGAACGTCGAGACGAAGGCGTGCTCTAAGGACTTCTCGATATTCTTTACCGCTTGATTGGCCGTCTCAGTTTTCTCGATCACGCCATCGAGCGCAGAGGACACCGAGCTTTCAAAGGCGCCCTTCAGCGCCGCAGTCAGTTCGCTCGTATGCGTCTTAAGCTCAAGGATCTTGAGGCTTAGCTCACCGATTTTTTCTCGGTACGCATCGGCCGCCGGTCCGCTTTGCGCAGCGGCCAATGCCTGGTAGATCGGTATCTGTTTTGCGAGTGATTCAGCTTCAGCGTCGTTAGCGGCGATGATTTTCTGCTGAGCCGCAGCGTGCGAGATTAACCCGGCCGCTTCCTCGACTTGCACGGTCTTTGACACCGTGGCGTTGGCCTTTTCGGATACGCTGATTGCCTTCTCAATCTGCAGAACTTCGTTGGCGGCCTGCGCCACCTTTAGCAGTTCAGCGACTTTGCTCTTTTCAGCATCGACCTCGGCTTGTAATGCGGGAACTTCATCTGCAGATGCCTGATCCTTGCGCAGCGGCTCATCGAATTGTTTGTGAATGGCTTCAACTTGCGAATCCGCAGTGTTGCCCGTGAGGCGATCGATTTGCGACTGCACGCCTTCGGTGCGCTGTTTGATTGCAATCGTTTCTAGCGCAACCTTATTCGCTTCATTCGTTTTATCCGCGGCAGCGGCGATGCTCAATAGAACCGCTTTAGTCGCCTCGCTGATTTTGAGCGCTTTTTGATTGTTATCGAGCCATGTCTGCGTCGCCTTGACGCCGCGATCTTCCGCGAGTGTCGTGCCATTGGTGGTTGCGGTCAGTTCCTCTTGCGCCTTGTTTAGAGACTGCAACAACTCCAATTTCTTCGCCGCGAATCCGCCGTCATCTTTCTTCGTCAATTGCTCGTTGATGGCCTTGATGCGATCCTGAAACACGGCACGCTGCGCAGGTTCGGTTATCTCGCCCTTGGTGTTCAGCGCCGCCTGCAGTTCCTTACGCTTGAGGATCAATTCTTGGGTGGCGGCTGCTTGTGACTTGAGGCCACGAGTCAACTGATCCACACGATCGAAATCTTGCGCGAAGGCAGCAGCGGTCTTATCCGTCGCCACTTTTTCCGCAGCGTCTGCCGCCGCTTTCGCCGCCGCAAGGCCGGTGCTGGTCGTGACGCGGCCTGGGCCTCCCGCCGTGGTCTGCGCCCTGCCGGCCAATGCCTGCAGTGGACCGGGAAGAATGGCGGTAATCGCCGGATTGGCGAATATGGCGGAAAAGGTATCATCCAGACCCTTGCTGCCGTCGCGTACCGCATTGATGGCCTTCGCCATGGCGTTGAACGATCCGGTCAGTGTGGCAAGCACACCGCTGACCACTGATGACTCTGAGAACTGCGTCGATGCGCCATGCCAGGCATTGCCCAAGTTTTGAATCGAGGTTTGCAGCGGCGTGAGATTCTGCTGTGCCAACCCCTTCGTTTTTTCCTGCAAGGCATCGATCAGCGCCGCTGCGGCTTGAGATTCCTTGCCTTCATCATGCAAGCGCTCAATCAGCAACTGCTGATCTGGCGTGAGCGCAATATGCGCTTGCTGTAACCTGCGCAATCCTTGAATCGGACTTTCTAGCGCTCCAGACAACACTTTCGCGGCGTCAGGTACTTTGACACCGAGTGCCGCCGCAAGATCGCCGAGAATCGATGCGGCCTCCTTGAACTGCTCCACATTGGCGAACGGCGCACGGACCAACGCATCTACCGATGAAGTAGCGTCCGCGCGATTGACGCCGTGCAATTGCTGAATCAGGTCGATGGTCTGGCGGATCTGATCATCGGAGACGAGCGCACTCTTGCCGGTCGCGGTGAGCGCGGTCCCGATGAGCTTGATTGATTCCGCGGCTTTCTCAGCTTGATACGCGAGTACGCCCACAGTCGCTGCCGTAGCGGTCGCCGCGATGCCGGCAACAACCAAAGGGCTCGACAACGCCTTCATGGCGAGCGCGGCGAGATTCCCCTGTTGCGCAAGAATCGAGAACGATCCTGGGATACGTGAATAGCGACCCGACCCTATGTCACGCAGAATCGAAAGACTTTCACGGATTTGCAGCGAGCTAACTTGTACCGCTTGTCCACCCGCATGCACTGCCTTACCCAGCGAGTCTTCCGCCTTGGCGGCAGCCTTTGATGCCGCTTCTGCGGCCTGTAGTGCCGTCAAACGCTTAGCGTAACCTACGTACAGCGCCGTTTCTTCTTGACTCAGTCCTGCCAGACCTGCCCGATACTTGGCGACTTCGACCGGCGATTTGCCGAACAGATCGACCTGTTCCTTGATGCGCGCAGTCAGGGGCGATAGGTTCGTTGAGGCGGCTTGCGCTGCGCGGCCCGCATCTGCGTAGGCGCTCGCCATCTGCGCGGTCTGCGCGGCGATGGTTTTGGACGTCGCGCCGAGCGCCGTGGTCGCCGTGTTGGCGCGCGCCGCCGAGGCGGTGAATTTATCGAGAGAGACGGATGCCTTATCGGTGCTGGTCGCATCGACCGCAATTTTTAGGCCCGCGACTTCGGTTGATTCACTCATAACATCGCTCCGTAATTAACCGTCAAGAATTGTTGTACCAGCGCGCACACTTTCGGCGCGTCGTTCGGGTGGCAGAGATTCAAACTGCTTGCGCGTGATGGGTTGCTGTGCAGCCTTCACGCCAAGGGTTTCCGCGACGCGTGCGGCGTGACGTGCTTTCTCGGCGGGCGATGCGCCAACAATGATTCGCTCGAAGCGCTTATCCGCGCGGAACTGCTCGGCCAGCGCGTCAAGATCGGGCGCGTCCTTTGCGTGCACGGAAAACACGCCGCCTTCTTCGCGACCTTCGAGACGCTCGGCAATGTGTGGCAGCAGCACTGCGACGTATTCAGCGCGCGCCAGCTTGGCGGCTATATTGAGCGCGGCATGTTCAAGAACGACGCGGTTGCGATCCGCGCGCAGGCTGCTAATTTCTGCTTCTTTGCTCGCCGTGTATTCGGCTAGCTTGCGAGTGTTTTCCTGCTCGTATTGGCGATTGAGCTGCGCTTCCTGCTCAGCCTTTCGCCGGGCGTCCTCCGGTTCCTGTTCAGCCAGGCGCGTGGCGGATTCTGCCGCCAGTTTTTCCAGTCGAGCGAGTTCAGCAACTGCGGCACGCGCGGCGGCCTTCTCAGCAGCAAGACCGGCGCGCAACTGCTCTGGCGTCTCATAGCCATCGAGCGCAAGGCGATAGGCGCCGGCTTCGGTTTTTTCGTAGCAGCCGCGGAGTGCTTCGGCGACTTGCGAGAGGTCCGGGACTTCGTACTTGAGCATGAGCCCTCGCCTACGCCGCGTCGACGGCGCGCAGCCCACTATTGAAGAAAATGCCTTCGCCGCCCGTACCGCGCGCGGCTTCGGTAATTTCGGCGGGCGTCAATCCGGTTGCACGCGCCGAATACTGCGCAGCGGCTTTGACCACGCTATCCGCCCATTCATGAACTGCCACGGCGGCTTTTAGTTCGGCCGCTTCCTTGGGCTTGCGCTTCTCAGCAGTCTTAACCCAGGCGTTGCGGATGAGTTCGCGTTCGTTGGGCTCCATTGCCACCGGACTGCGCACCAGCGCCTCGAGCGTTCGGTCATCTTGGCCGCGGGCCATTCCTTCAAGCGATGACATGCGTTGACCTACGGGCAGGGCGCGCCAGTGGTCGCGCACCTCGCGATCCTCGAGACCCGCCTGTACATCGTTGGTGAGCTTCGGCGGCGCGTAGAACTGCGCTTCGCGCGCCCTGAGCGTTTGGCCATGCTTGCCCACTTCCGCCGCCACCGTCGCAATCGTCTTGATCGCAGCCACGCGTGGTTCTTTGAGTTTCTCTGCGCGACCGGCCGGCGACAGGCGTGCGTCGTTGACGATCTGATGCGTCGTATAGTCGAGCGACGGTAACGCCAGCATGGCGCGCGACGAAGCCAGGCTCACCGGATCGTCGACAAACTCCCGTGCGGCCGGATCGAGCTTTGTCGCCGTTTCCGCAGTGAAGTCGGTGTTTTCTTGGAAACCGGCGGGCGGGCTGCCGAACCCGTACGCTCGACTCGCGCTGTGAATCGCGATGTGGCCGCCGTCAGTGACAACGCGCGCGCCGTGCAGTTGGACTTTTCTTAGGTTGTTTATGTTCATGGTCGAGTTCCTTTAGGTTTGAAGACGAGGGACGAAGGCAACACCCAGCACGCACCGCATGCCGGGCTGCCTTCCACTGACACACCCCGGGGGAAAAGTAGGCCGCTCATGCGAGTTGCTCCGCGAGACGAATCAGTTCAACGCGCCCCGCGGAGTCGAGCCGCGCGTAGGCCCGTAACAGACGCTCGATATGCGATGGCAGCGCCTCGATATCCTGGCTCGAAACCAAGTCGGTGCCCGGATTTTTTGCCGCCGTGCGAGGTGCGATGCTGAGACTGGCGAGCTTGAGATACCCAGCCGGCGCCGATTCATCGGCCGCGATCAGCCATTCCCTCGGGTGTGGTATCGGGCCATAGACGACCAGGTGAGCGCTGGAGCGGGTCATCGGTTGATGCTTTCGATTAACTGCATGATTTCGCATCGATTTGCTGCAAAGAAAAATATCGGGGTCCCGATATGACCACTTCACGATAAGCCTGCCTCATCTGGACAGCCGGCGCAGCGAATCGCTTTTTATGGCCGGGAAATACCCGGCAGCGAAGGTCTTTCATGGCTTCCGTACTACGCAAAACTGAAGTGCTGGGATGCACCTGCACACCGTGCACACCCCTAAAGGGGGGTGGTGCACGTGTGCATTGGGTGCAGTGCCCCCTTGCACCGATGCACCTATGTGCACATGTGCAGAGGTGTGCAGAGGTGTGCAACGTGTGCATCATGTTGATTCCGGCGGATATTTGAGGGTGATCCGTGCCGCCTCGCCGACTACGAACCCGGAAATGCGCAAACCCTTGAGCGCTTTCGGTATCGAATTCCGATGCATACCCAAACCGTGGCCCGCTTTGCGGATCGCGGCCTCGTCCATGTGGGTCTCGCCGGTTCGATAGCGACGTTCGATTTCGCTGAGCAGTTGCTCCTGCGCCTTGCCGCCGGGTCGACGGCGCTGCGATAGCGGGACAGTGACCGGGATCACAATGCAACTGGTGCGCGGATCGCCGAAGGAATCGAGCGTCGGCAATTTGACCGCTTCCAGGTTGAAAAAGAATTGCCGGCCGGCCGCCGAGTCGCGGGATTTCGTCAGCGTTGCAGCCCGAATGCCGGTGTTGTCGTCCATAGTGATCGACAGGATGGTGTCGACCGCTGCCGCGAGACTGCTATGTCCTCTTAGGCTGGTCGGATCGCCCTTCGAGGGGTGATGCACCAGAGTGACCGCTGCGCCAGTTTCTGCGGCGATGAATTTTGCGGATCCGGCGAGCCGCAGCATGCCGTCAGCGTTTTCCTCGCCATCCGCCAGCACACTTGCCACCGTGTCGATAATGACCATTTTGACTTCCATTCCCTCGATTGAGGAAACCGCGCGAATGGTCGCTATGAGCCGCAGCGTGTCGCCAGGACTATCGATTTCACTGCCGAGTCCCGGCGCGTGGCTCATCACGTAGAACGGCAGGCGCTTGTTTGCGAATCCCTGGCTGGCGGCGAGTCGCGCGCGTGTCCTCACGCTACCGGGTGCTTCCGCGGCGACGTACAGGATAGGGCCGCCCGACACTTTGCAACCAAACCAGGATTCGCCCGCCGCCATGTGCACGGCGAGGTGAACCGCAAGAAACGTTTTGCCGGTGTTCGGGGCACCAGCAATGACCGCAACGGTTCCCACCTCGAAAACGTTTTGCACAATCTGCGCCCGCACCTCATCGGATATCTCATCGAGCGCCGCAACCGGAAATGGCTCTACGGCATTCGCAGCGCTCGCGCCAGGTTCATCGCGATAGACCTCGAGCGGTGGAAGTTCTGGCGCGGCAGCGCCGAAGCCTAGCGCCTTCCCCTCTCTCACCATTTCCGCGAGTTCGGGGTCAGTTTCGAGCGTGTACATTTTAAGCTTCTCCGGCGGTACCCCGTCCGTCGAATAGCGAAGCAGTACACCATTTTTGTCAGCGTGCACCCTCACGCCGCGCCACGATCGCCGAGGATTGCGCGGACATGCTCGACAGCTAACCCGGTAGCGCTGGCGATCCCATAATCGGACATGCCGGAGCTCGACAGCCGTCGAATCGCCGCGGCTTGCTCGTCGCGCGTAAGCATCAAAAAATAAGCCATTTTTCCGGCCCCAGGCTTATCGGCGCTCACCGGCCGCAGCCGCTCAGGAGCTGCTGCCACAGTTCGCGTTGCGCCTTGAAAGCCGCAGCCCAGCGCGCCCAGCAATAGCAGGTCACACAAAGCCTATGGCGATTTTCGTGGGGTCGAAATGGGACGCCGCAGCCGGCGCAGCGCCGAGTTGTGCGTTCCAGCGGAAACTGTAGAATCTGCATGGTCGTGCTCCTCATCAGGGCCCGGGGTTCCGCCGCTAAGCGCCCCGGGCCTTTTCATTTCTTCAATCATTCGATCGATCGCCGCCCACGCAATCGCCCGCTGCAGTTCGCGCAGTTGTGCTTCGGGGATCGGCGGGGGTTGGAAGAAATCAGACACGGTCGGGGGTGCGAACTTGGCGCGACTGAGCGCGAGCCGCCCGGATCGCGTCGCAAATTTCCGATGTCCAGATGCGCCGGCCGTAAGTGTCGCGCGGTCCGCCAATCCGGTCGTGCCAGCGAATGAGAGTGTCAGAACTCGGGGGACACGCGGGGTCGACAGTGATCGCTGCGAGGCTCTGACTTAAGAAGGCTGCGGGAGTACCCATGTACCGCAGCGTATCCGCGGGCCGACCTGAGCCGTTACTCAGATTCGGTCACGAAATTGAGTAGTTAGTTCGGCTCAATATATGTTAGCTGGCGCCAGAGCTTTTCAGACTCCGGTAGTGGCCTGGCATCATCGTCAAGGCGCTGACGGAGCCAACTCTTTGCTCGTTCCTGTGCCTTTCTGTTGTTGTAGTTACGGACCGTCTGCAGCTCCACACCATAGACAGCGGCAACTTTCTTGTAGATGTCCGTCACGCTTGTTTCAGGCTCTATTTTGCGGCGAATCGCGCAACATCTGACTATGGATTCCGCCCGCTGACCGCGGCGCGAATGTCCAGCGAGCATCCGAAGTGTCTCCGCATCCTTGGAAGCCTGTTGAGGCATTAAGCAGATCTTGCCCGAGGCGTATGCGACGAGCCCGTCTGCAATTGCGCGCAACACCTCCTTGCCTTCTCTATCAAGCCGGCGCCGCTGTTCTGTCTTCTTTGACTTCATCGCGCATCATGTTACCATCAGGTTGTGGCAAACAGCAAAGAGACGCGAATGAAAGCCAAGCAATCCTCAAAGCAGCGGCTGGTAAAGGTTCCGGTCCAGGCGTATCTCGAGCCCGCGCAGGCTGCTGACCTTAAGGCCTTGAGCGAAAGCACCCGCGTACCGGCGCAGGCTTACATCCGCGAAGGTGTCGAGACCGTTTTAGCGAAGTACAAGAAGGTCAAAGTGCAGAAAGGAGCGACGAAATGAGCAAGGTGGATCGCGGCGTTTACGCTTTCGAAGTCAAAGACGGGCACGTCGTTGAGGGCGGCTCGTACGCCGGTAACGAAGAGGCATATATATACTGTCAGCCGACGGAATCAGAGCTAGGCATTGTCGGTCGCGGCCATCTATCAATCCACGTCCGGCCCGGCACGTCGCATGTGAAGGTGCGCGATCTCGCGAGAACGCTCCATGACCTGGGAGCGACAATCAGCTACTCGCCGCAGTGATGGGCCACGCGCCAGTGAAAGCAGCAATTTACAGCAGATTCTCCACCGACCGGCAAACGGACAGCTCGATCGCCGACCAAGTGCGCGTCTGCACCGAATACGCCGAGAGGCAAGGATGGCGCATCGCCGAGCGCTTCGAGGACGAGGGCATCAGCGGTTCTGCGCTCGGCAATCGTCCGGGCGTGCTGCGCATGCGCGAGGCAGGCTTTGCCGGCGGCTTCGAGGTGCTGCTGGTGTGTGACCTTAATCGCCTGGCCCGCAGTGAGGATCTGCCGCCCTTGGTTTCGCGGCTCCGATTCCGGGGCGTGAGGATCATCGGCGTGCAGGACGGCTTTGATTCATCGGCGCGCACCGCCCGCATGCAGGCCGGCATGTCCGCCATCATGGGCGGCGAGTTCATCGAGATGATTCGCGCCCGGACCTTCACCGCTTTGGAGACGCGCGCGCGGGACAAGCGCCCCACGGGCGGGCGCGCGTATGGATACCGTGATGACAAGGTGGACCCGGGCGAGGCCGCCATCGTGCAGGAGATTTTTGGACGCTTCGCCGACGGCGCCTCGACGCGCACGATCGCCGCGGACTTGAACGCGCGGCGTATCCCCTCCCCCGGTAGCAGTTGGAACCGTACGACTCGGCGGGCTTCGGGATGGATGGGCAGCGGCGTGCGTGTGATCGTGCGCAATGAGCGCTACCGCGGCCTGATCCACTGGAACACGAGCGAATGGCGAAAAGACCCGGATTCCGGCAAGCGACAGCGCATCGCGCGGCCGCGGTCCGAATGGATCACGCGCAGCGATGAGAGTTTACGCATCGTCTCGGACGAGCTTTTCAGCCGCGCGCAGCGGCGCCTGCGCCCGGCGCACGATCCACGGTCAATCCGCAGCGGCGGGAAACCGAAGTACCTGCTATCGGGGCTCCTGCGCTGCGATGTCTGTGACGCGCACTACATCGGAGTCAATGGCGCGGAATACGGCTGCTCTAGCCACCGCGACGGCGGGATGAGCGCTTGCAGCAACGGCGTGCGGATCCGGCGGGCCCGCGTTGAGGATGTCATGGTCGGTCGGCTACGGAGCGATCTGCTCGCCCCGCAGAGCATCAAGCAGATCACCCAGGATATGCAGGCCTATTTCCTGGAGCGCAGCCGCGCTCTGGAGGCCCAGGCCATCGAGGCGCCGCGCGAGCTGCAGGAACTCGGCGCCCGTATCACCCGCCTGCGTGAGCGCTTGAAGGCGGGCGATCCTGACATGCCCGCCGATGAGCTACAGGCCGCGATCGACCGGGCCGAGGGCAAGCGCCAGGCGCTTCTCGATCAGCAGCCGGCGGCGAAACACTCGGCCAAGGTGCTTGCCATGCTGCCCCGGGCCGCGCAGACCGCCCGGCGGGAGATTACCGCAGCGCTCGGCGGCTGCTCGCGGGCATCGCTCAAAGCGCGGGTGATCCTGCGCGAGGCCTACGAGGGGAAGATTCGGCTGGTTCCCGATGAGAATGGCGGGCTTGTCGCCCACTGGAACCTGCAAACGGCCGCGCTGCTACGCGGCGTAGGAACAGATGGTAGCGGGGGCAGGATTTGAACCTGCGACCTTCGGGTTATGAGCCCGACGGTTGGGACTACGATTGATATCGACCCACATCCTTCTACTCTTGATTTTCAAGCATTTCGCGCGGAATTTAGAAATTTCCCGCCACATCGACATCCTCTGACTACGATTAAATGTGGTACCGTTTCCCTACACAGCCCCTACACGGTAGGCATCAACGCGGTTCACAATGCCCCAAGAACACTTTACTGCCAAGCGGGTCCCGTCTCTCGCATTCGTGCCCGGCCGCGGTAAGCAGACCCTGTACCAGGATAAGGCGACGCCCGGTCTCGGACTGCGTGTGACGGCGGGCGGCGCACGGTCGTATATCTTCGAAACCACGCTTCACGGCAAAACCGTGCGCGAGACCATCGGCGACATTAAAACCTGGACGTTGAAAGAGGCGCGAGCCGAAGCCACGAAGCTCAAGACACTGACTGACAAAGGCATCCATCCGCGCACAGTGCGGGAAGAGCAACAGGCCGTGGCCGAGGCCGACCGTGTTCGTCAAGCGACCGAATCCGTGTTAGTGGGTGACGTATGGACTGCCTACCTAGAACAATACGCCACCACGTGGGGAGCGCGGCATTTGCGCGATCACCGTAACCTCTCTCAAACCGGTGGGGTAGCGAAGAAACGCGGTAAAGGCCTTACGAGACCGGGGGTCCTCTACCCGCTCATGCGCTATCGCATGGTGGACATCACCGCCACCATTTTAACGAAATGGGTGAAAGCGGAATCCGGCCCCCGCGCCAATAAAGCCCGCCAAGGTTTTGAGCTGTTCAAAGCGTTTTGGGCTTGGTCCGGCTCGCACGAGACCTATAAAGCCGTTGTGAATCTTGGCGTCATCGAAGATAAGGACCTCTTACTTGAGATTCCCAAGCGTAAAACCCACAAATCCGATGTGCTGCAGACCACGCAACTGCAAGCGTGGTTCTCTGCGGTGCGCGCTATCCCCAACCTCGTCATCAGTGCGTACCTGCAATCGCTCTTGCTCACCGGTGCTCGTCGGACGGAAATAGCTGAACTGCGCTGGGAGCACGTCGATTTTACGTGGCGCACCCTGTGGGTGAAGGATAAGGTCTCAAAAGAGGGCCGCATCATCCCGCTGACGCCTTATGTGTCCTCGCTACTCAGCACATTACCGCGCGAGAACCAATGGGTATTCTCGAGCACGACGGCGGACTCCGGACATATTTCCGAGCCACGAATCGCGCACAATCAGGCGCTTTTGACGGCGAAACTCCCCCACGTCACGCTGCAGGCCCTGCGCCGAACATTTATCAGCCTGGCAGAGTGGCTGGTCATTCCCGCCGGAATCATCGATCAGATCGTCGGGCACGCGCCAAAGACAACAGGGGACATACACTATAAATTTAAGCCCATTGATCTGCTGCGGGTTTGGCATGTCCGATACGAAGCATGGATATTGGAGCAGACGGGAATTCAATTAAAAGGGCCGAGACCTCGCGGCAAACAGTCCCTGACCGAGATACCCGCCCGTCTCCAATCAATTGAGCCTCGCCCTACCCGTCGTGTGAGTCGTCGCAAGGCGGCCAAGCGGCGTGGACGACGGGTCAGCGTAGGGAACCAATAACGGGACCGCCTCAGCCTCTCGGGGTTTGCGAGCTTACAGCTTGCCGTATCCTGCCATACGGCGTACATCTCGCTGCCTTGATCTGTGGTAAGACTTAAACACCTTTTCTTTGGAAATCTTCAGCTTTTCAGCTACGACGCAAAAGGCGTTTTCCTCCTCCTTTTTCCCGCGCCTCTTACCGGGGAGCGTGAGTCTCTTATCGTTTTCAAAGTGTTCCTTCTTGACGAGTTCATAAATCCGCTCGTCCTCACGAATGATCGATAGCTTCTTTACAATAACTTGCAACGCCGTGAACAGGCGTTGCGATACCCCATTTTTTCTTAACGCCCAGATGAACGCCTTTCTTGATCGGGCTTTGACGCTACCGCTATTGACGGTCACTTGAAGAACATGGATTACCGCCACCGCAGTCTCACGTGCATCGCCACAATGCTTCAACACATCGCCGAAATGTTCTAGCAGATCATGCGTCGGCGCTGGATTCCGTCGCTGCATAGGGTCACCGAAGAGCCTATTTTCCCAGCGCCTGCGTCTTCGGACGGCGCCGAATGACGGCACCCGCAATGTTTTTGTTGGCTCCCCCTTTCTGGACGGCATGCTGGCAACTCCTCGACCAATGGTGAACCCATAGTCATCATATTTCAATCGCAGTGAATCGAGGTCGTCAAGAAATGAAGCGAAAGAAAGTACCTGACAAGACGGGTGACGCACTGAACCGAACTCACGGGCACACCGAATTACACAATCTTCCTTCGAATCGAGATCATGTATCAACGCACGAATTTGCCGCCTTACTTTTTTGCAAACCAGAGTCGATATGGACACGGTATCGGGCAGCTGGTGAATACCACGGAGTCCGACCAATAAGATTTGGTAGAAGATTGCTGTGGCCAGTTGATCAGATTAGGGCCGCTTTGACCCAATGAGCAGACTCGGCCTCGCCGATTGCTTACGCGATCCTGCGAGAACCGTGCACACGTCGCAACTTACCGAAGCTGTTATCCAGTAGTTAAGGAAGGAGACCAAACCGGATCTTAATTCCAGAGCTGAACAAAGGAAAACGGCCCTAGAAAGCGAAACGGCTCAAGGTTGGCGCCTCGAGCCGTTTCAGGGTTGTCGCAGCTGATCGGCAGCGACGCTATTCGCCGATTAGTTTGCGCATCCCTCGGGCACTCGTCAAGAGTTAATCACGGGAGAGGATGTGCTAGAGAACGGCATCGCCTCTGCGACCGACGTGCAAGTCGTTGGCGCGGAGCAACAACAGAAAACCAGGCATGCGCGTCACTACCAGACACGCAGACCAGAACCGCACCCTAACCAGGATGCGAGCACGTGGGACACCGAGCTGTCCCAGGACTTCACGGCAGCACTGCAGGAGGCGCTCAAGCGCCGCGGCATGGTACCGGCGGATCTCGTCGGGCCGGGGGAGAACTTCGGATCCCATTACCTCTGGGCGATTGGCAAGAACACGCCGAGTCGGCAGAAGAGCCTGGAGAACGTCGCCAAGCTCGAGCAGGCACTCCGCCTACCCGAGGGGCTGCTCGGGTCGCGCGTGAAACTCGAGGAGCACTCGAAAGCGCGGCGCAAGCCGTGGCCGCCGCCACCGCTGATGTATCAGACAAAAAAGCACCGGCCGGAGCCGCATCCGAACCAGGACGCGAGCACGTGGGACACCGAGCTGCCTGGTGACTTCGCCACGGCCTACCGCGAAGTGATCCGTCGCCGCGGCCTAGTGCCCGTGGACATGAAGGGAGTCGGTAGCACCGCTTGCAACTGGGCGTGCGCCAACCGCGGAAAAGTCAAAAAGGGGCCGGCACTGCCACGCAGTTTGCCGATGCTGCAGAAGATCGAGGGGCACCTCAATCTGCCCGAAGGTTTGCTCTCAAAGCGCGTCACGAACTTGGGAGGGAAAGGCAAGAGCAAAAAGCCGCGACCCCAACCCCATCCGAACCAGGATGCAGCTACGTGGGAAGCGGACCTGGAAGGAAAGAACTTCGTCGAAGCGCTTCTCGAGGTGATCGAAAGGCGCGGCAAGCTGCCGTTCGATCTGCATCACATCGTGTCCTCGAACCTTATCCGAGCCTGGAACGACGGTACGTACGTGCCGAGGCTTCGCACAACCGGGACGGCCGCCACGAAGATTGAGCACGAGCTGAACCTTCCGGAGGGGATGCTCGTGTCCCGCCTGGAAGTCCTCGAAGCGCGGGTCGGCAAGCCGGGCGCGAAGCAGTTGCCGCGACCCGAGCCGCATCCAGAGCAGGATGCGAGCAAGTGGATGGATCTCCCAACCGGCTTTGCGGACTGTCTCGCCGAAGTCCTCAACCGACGCGGTCTCATTGCAAGTGATCTGCGCGCAATACACGAGCGCGCGTACTTGTGGGCCTTGGGCGGCGTAGCGCCGAAGACGCGCAAGGAGAACGTACCGACGCTCAAAGCGCTCGAGATCAGGCTGGGTCTCCCAGAAGGCACCCTGACGTCGCGCGCGATACAGAGACGCACGTGGGACCCGACGCACCCCCTGCCCCGTCCGGTGATCAAGCCGCTGGATGAGACCGGGGTCGTGCTCCAGCTGCGGTACTGCGATCTGCTCGAACGCGTGAACAAGGAGAACCCTCCTGGCAAGGAAACTCGGAGCCATCGCGATGCTGCACTTCGGATGTGGCTCGACTCGATGCCCAAGAAGCCAGCGGCGAGCGCGTTAATCGGCCCAGAGTTCCTCTCACCAGAGTTCGATCGTCGCCTCACCGAGCTTGAGATCGCGAGCACGAAAGATCTACCGGAGAAGACGTGGAAGAACCGCCGCATCGAGCTCTACCGGCTGCAGCGTTCCTATCGGGCATGGAGCATGAGTTCCGAGTTACCGGCCGACTTCTGCGACGCCTTCGCTGTGATCATCGATCGCAAGGGGCTGCTGCCGAATGATCTGCGGAAGATCGCAGGCGAATCGAGCTATCATTGGGCAGCGCGGCTTAAGTACCCGTCGCCCAAAAGCTTCGATAAAGTTGTGGCGCTCGAGAAGGCACTCAGTCTCCCGAAAGGCGTGCTGACGTCGCGTATGCAAACCGACGCGACACCGCTGCTTGCGGACGAACTCTCCGAAGACGAGATTACCCCGTTCTGGACTCGCCACAACGCAAAGCTGTGCGAGTACGAGTATCGCTGGCTCTACGACAAATGGCCAGAGCACCTCCGTCGTATCTTCGACGCGCTCGTTGATCACAAGAGGCTGGCCGAGCACACCGTTGACATGCCAGACGGAACCCAGGAGTTCTTCACTCTCGATCCTTGGGAGGTGTGGCACAAGGACGCGAGCATCAAGAAACGCATGGAGGCACTCGGTGGGTTTTTTGGCTTCCTGATGCTGCCGCTGCCACCAAAAGGCTGGGGCCACTGGGAGAGCATGGCGTGGGAAGATAGGCTGCTCTACGGCATGGGTCTCAAGCCATCGGATATCAAGTTCACTCACTGCCTCAACCTCCACTATCTCAGGAAGTACTTCCGGTGGACCCGGTCCCGCAGCTACGACGAGGACGCGTGGAGAGTGGAAGAGGTCCGCCAAAGGGCAATCGCTCGCGGTGAAGTTCCGCCGCCGTCTGTCCCTGTCGATCAGAAAACGCTCTCGGACTCGATGCAGCAATTTCTGATCTTCTGCAACAACATGATCAACAAATCGTACAGCTTCGTGCGGACACACTACGACCTGTTAAAACACGAAGTTCCTGAAGTCTCGCGTGAGGCCTGGGACGACTGGTGTTCGAAAAAACTTCTCAACTTCCGTGGGAAGTTTCCCAAAGCGGTGCGCAAGATAGTAAAACAAAAGGTCAGCCGCGCGAAGCGGCTGTCGCTGTTCCTTCGTGCCAAGCATCCAGCGGCGGTGCTCTATCGGTTGATTGACGTATGGCGGCAGAGGATGGCGCCACCGTCGTCACCCGTGTGGCGAGCGCTCGACGTGCAGTACATCGCGATCCTTGAACTACTGACCTGGCTCCCACTGCGCGTTGAGAACGTCTCGAACCTGCGCATCGGTCATAACATCACCATCGCGAAGGACGGCACCGTGCGGCTGCGTATCTCCAAGGGGGAGTTCAAAAATTGGATTTGGGACTACGCCCAAGACGTCGATATGGTGATCCCCGAGGAGCACGCTGCTCCGCTGCGCGAATGGCTGCAGGTCTACCGTCCGACGATCCCCGGGGCGGAAAAGACCGAGTGGGTCTTCATCCGCTGCGCGATGAACGGCGGCACACGCAAGGGCATGAGCGCAGACCAAGACCACCGCGGCCTGAAGATGCTCACGAGGACTATCACCCAACGGATCGGTGACCGTTCGAAGCAGTACATCGGCATCCGCATCACGCCGCACGACTGGCGAATGCTGAAGGTGAGCCAGGCCTATCGCCTGGGCCTTGCCACCGCGACTGGCCAAGCGCTGCTGAACGACAGCGCGCGAGTCGTCGAGGATATCTACCGAGCGACCGCGAACGCTGACGAGGAGGAGAACATCAACCGACAAGCGCAGCTAGAGCGCGAGGCTGTTCGCAACGGGGCCTCCATCACCAAGAAGGCGATTGCATGCTCGAACTCGATCAAATGATTTCTCGGGCGGAAATCCTCGGATCTCTGTCGGTCTACACCGGACCTGTTGAGCCCTTGCTCCGGGGGTTCCAAGTGAGGGTGAAGCGCAATGGCGACTTCCTCAATATGAGTCACTGCCCGTGGTGCGATCACCCGGGCGACAATCGGTTCGAGTGCGGGATTGCCGAGACCCCGTCAGAGAACGGTTACACGCACGCCGTAAAGTGCTGGCGTTCCGAGAAAGTCACCTACGGCGACTTCCTCGTGAAGATCGGTGCGTTGACCTCATGGGAGATGTCTCGGCTCCAGCATTACTTTGCTGCAAAGCCGCTTCGCGACCAGGCTCAGTCCGAGAGAGTACTTGGAACGACTGACTTCGTCGCACCTCGTGGGGCATCAGTTGCCGCCGCGAGCGACCCCGCTGGCGATCCCCCCGCCGAGGGGCACGTAGAGTCGGGTGCACCGTCCGTCAAGGACGTCCCGCAGAATGATCCGAAGGTCGAGGCGAAAAGGAAAAAGAAGCCTTCCGAGTGGTGGGAGGTCGCGGAGTGTTCGGAGCAGCACGCGCGCGAGCGCATGAATGTGCTGCTCACAAACGAAGTCGCCATGCAGTGGTGGACAACGGTCCGCGGTTTTGACGAGGAGCTGATCCGCGACGAGCGAATCGGCCTCTCGTCGCTGTACTTGACCACGGACAAAGGCGCAGAAGTGAAGAACTACGCCCTAGCGCTCATGGCGCCGGTCCGCGGCATCGACGGTGTGTTCCGCAAGAAATACATGTATGCCAAGGTCCCCGGCGTCACCGAGTTCTTCGCGAAGCCTGACACGAAGAGCTGGACCACCGTCGTCTGGGCTCACTACTCGGCGAAGCTAGACTCCACGCACAAGATGCTTTTCGTGTGCGACGGCCAGAAGGACCTGTGGGCGTTGAAGAAGCTGATCCGTGGCACCGACCTCGAGAAGAAGCTGCTGGTAGTCACCTCGACAGCCGGCGGCGGCAGCCATCCGACGGAATGGACCAGCGAGAAGTACTGGGCCGACTGGGAGTACGTGTACCTCGGGCATGACAACGATAAGGCGAACAACCTGGGCCTGCGCGCCGGCGACGAGCACGCGCAAAAGATCGCGAAGGTGGCGTACCGCGAGTGCTGCCGCGTGAAACCGTCCGGCGTGAAGGTGAAGGACTGGAACGACTGGACGCTCAACGGCGGCACCATCGAGATGTTTCGCACGCTGCTCCAGCGCGCCGAACCAATGCTGGTGAAGCGGACGTCCATTGAGCAGGACGACCCAACCAAGTGGCCGGAGGGCACCTTCGAAGCCCGGCCTGTGAGCGTCATCGGCAATTACCACAACGGCTTCCTCTACGAAGCCGTACGCGTCCTGAGGCGTGAGCGCCAAGGCATGGCCTTCGTCGAGTACTACGACACGATCATCCTGCGCTCCGATGGGCAGCAGCTGACCGTGGAGGAGATGCCGGCGCCGAAGGGCGCAGACCAGCGCGCACCAGTGCTCCGCTTGAGTTCGCCCGACGGCACGTTGCTTTCGAAGCGTCCCGAGCCGAACCCCTACCTGACGTGGCGTTGGGAGTCGATCAAGAAATGGCTCGACAGCCACCTTGAGGGAAAGAAACCGCGCTCGCCGAACCTCGCGAAGCTCATCTGGATGGTCCATGGTCATTTGCGCTCCAACGTGTGGCTGCCCTTCGAGGACGACTACATGCTGCTCACCACCAGCATCGTCGTGAGCTACTGCCAAGCGATCTTCGACGCTGTCCCGCTTTTCCTGTTGACCGGCCCCCCCGGTACTGGCAAGAGCGAGGCCTTCAAAGCAGGGAGGTGGCTAGGCGCCAATGCCGAGAAGATGCTCGGCCAGTCGAGCGCCGCGACCCTGACTCGCTACGTGGACCAGTGCCGCGGTCTGGTCCTTTTCGATGACCTTGAGTCGATCGCTGATACGCGCGATGGGGCGTTCAGCGACCTCATTCAGGTGATCAAGCTCTCGTACAAGAAGGACACCGCCGTCCGGATCATCACGAACTACACCCGAGGTGGAGTCGCCGAGCAGGTCGAGTTCAACTTCTTCGGTACGAAGTGGATCAACAACACTCGCGGAGCCGATGCGATCCTGAACACGCGCATGATCGTCATCCAGACGAGGCGGATGCCGGTCGGCGTTGATTCGACCACGTTGCTGCCTCCGGAAGGAAAACTGCAGGCCGAAGAGCTTCGGGCGTTGCGTGATGACCTCCACACCTGGACCTTCATGAACGTCCAGCAGATCGCCGACACGTACCAGGAGATCTTTCCGAACAAGAGCACACGCGTTGAGGAAATCAACGCGCCTCTGCGCGTCATTGCGGCCCTCTCGCAGGACGATGAGATCATGCGGACCCTCGAGCGTGGCCTAGGCCGCCAAGAGCACGCCAAGATTGACCACGACTCTCCGGAGCAGCTGATGAAAGAGGCTTTGGAGGCCATTATACGACGCTCGATCGAACAAGTTGGTGTGGTCCAGACTTGGGTGACAGTCACGCAGCTCATGCTCGAGATGGCGACTCTGGTTGATACGAACTTCGGCAAGGAGTTCACGACCTCGCTCGCCATCATCGAGCGGCCTGATGCGGTCGGCAAAATGCTCCGACAACTATACGGCGACATCCATTCGGAGCAGCGCCGCACCAATCTCTTTGGCAGGAGCCTGCGCGCCCACAAGCTGGACCCGAAATTCGTGCAGGACATGCTGAACAAGATCCGGCTCGAGGCGCCGAGCCTCTTCGCCAAGGAGCCAGCACGATCCGAGGACTTCAAAGGGTTCTGCCGGATGTGTGCAACCTGCCCCTACGTGGGCCGGTGCGATGACCTGCAGGAAGAGCGACGCAAGCGAGACGCCACTCGCGCAGGCACCCGTTGATTCAATCACTCGAGCGATATGATAGCCACGAAATAGCAGAGGAATTCATGAGCGATGATTCGACTATTGGCAGCGCGGATCTTGCGCACATTCTCGCGAAAACGCGCGCGGCGGCGGAGCGCGGCGGCCCCGGCCCTCTGTCTACGGGGGAAGCACTCATGGCCGCGCTCGTTCTGAACCGTCCTGACTGGCTGATCGCGATGGAATACACCATCGCAGACGCGATCGAGCGCGTCGGTCCAGAGTGGGCGCGGCTCATTCCCGCTGCGGCCAAACAATTCAAGCATGAGAGCGATGCGGCGGAATATAGAGCTGCCATCCGGGCTCACGAAGCCAGATTGACTAAATTCACTGCGCGGCAGCAGTCGGAAGACGAGACCATCGACTTTTCAACCAAATTTGTCAGGTCAGGCAGTGCACCCGGCTATCGCGATGTGCACTTGACGTTCGATCTTGTGCCGATGGGGGACGGGCCGAAACCCACTATCCGAGCGACGCTGTTCGTTCGTCCGGAGGATGCGGAAACAGTCGTGATTGATATCACGGACGTTCATCGCTTTGCATGGCGAAAGGGCCCACCCATTGACGCGAAGCCCGACGAGCAACGCCCGCGGTGGATTGGTCCCTAGAACAGTGGAGCCGAGATAAGCTATGTGTCCCCCACCACGCAATGATCAACATGCAAACATGTTGCGAGGTTAACTTGTTCAAAATCGCGATAGTTGGCCAAAAGGGCGGAGATGGGAAAACTACGCTGGCGCTATGCTTGGCTGTAACCGCCGCCGGCGCCGGCCAGGACGTCGCCATTATCGATTTAGACCCCCAAGCGAACGCTGCAAATTGGAAGGACCGGCGCTCCGGCAGCGACAACCCTGCCGTGATTTCGGCGCAGGTGAGCCGTCTCAAACAGACGCTCCAGACCGCCGAGGATTACGGCGCCAGCCTTGTCTTGATCGACACGCCTGGCCGGTCCGATAGCGCCGCTATCGAGGCCGCCAGGGCCGCCGATCTGGTCCTGGTGCCCGCGAGGGCGCAGATCTTTGGATTAGAGACGCTGCAGGCGGTTCGGGACCTGCTGCGAGTGGCTGGGGATCCGCTCGCATACGTCGTCGTGAACGGCATCCACCCCCAAGCGACGAAGGGCGCGGAAGCTGCCAAGGCACTCATCGAGGGCTTCGGTTTCCACGTGGCGCCAATGCATTTGTGCCAGCGCGGCAGCTATGCAGAAGCGCCCACCGTTGGAAAAACTGCACAGGAATTGGAGCCGGCCGGTAAAGCGGCGGACGAGCTGCAACGACTTTACATGTTCACAATGGAACTTCTTAACACGTTAGATAGGAAACCTTCATGAGCAAAGGCAACATGGCTGCCCTGCAAAGCGCGCTTCAATCGAAGTCGCCGGCGGTGAGTCCGCTGCCCGCCGCAGCGGCGGTAACTCCGAGCTACACCGCGCCCAGCAGGGCGGGGAAAACGAACCTCACCGCGTACCTGTCGCGGGACTACAAAGCCAATATGCGCCTCATCCAGGCAAAGACCGGGCGCAGCCTGCAGACGCTAATCGCCGAGGCGCTGAACGATCTGTTTGCAAAATACGATGTGCCGGTAATTGATCACGAGTAATAAAGTCAACATGTTTACATGTTGACTGATCCGTCCAGAGAAGTCCGGCACGGCGACCGTCCCAACTCCAGATAACGCGACCGCAGACAAGATCAGTGAGATGAACAAGCAGAGAGCCCTAATTTACAGGTATCGCAGCTTAGTTAGCTCTTAAAGAAATTTTGCTTTGTTGGGATATTGACGGGACTTACTTGCCGATCGCTACCACGGTTTTGCAGAATGTCTAAGGCGTAGGCGTATCAATAGCTTAAGTCGCTTTTAGGCCTTTTCGTCCCAACAAAAAGGTTGGGACCGTCCCAACTTTCCAGATAAGTGCCCCAGAAACCGTCGCGGCGCGCACACAGCGCACTGTTCTTCAACCCCTGCCACCAAAACTCGTGAAGTGCCGTAAATCATAGGTTTTTGGCGCGTACTAGCATCTCGTGTCGGCATTGAGACCAAGATTCCACAAACGATGCACACCACACGTAAGCATTCGGAATACAAGAAGAAAGATAGATATTTTAGTTAGTGTTAGTTACTAGTGTCAGTGAGACAGTTTTCGTGTCACTTGAAAGTGTCAGTACCCCCGGCACTACCACCGGGGGACCACCAAAGTGACATGCACCCAGCGCCTTGATCCTGTGGGGTTTTACCCCGCCGCGTGTCGCTGTAGCGGCCACTGCAGTCCTCCCTGACAGGTGCCTGACATCGAGTACTTCTCTGGGGTGCGGAGCCGGCGAGCGCGACCGTACCAAAGGCGCAAACCAAAGGGAAACGCCATTTCCCTTTTGGGCGTATTTCGCCTCAGGAGGGAAATCGGTTCCGTGGAACACACCGCTCCAATGCCTTCCGTTTTACTCTATCAATTTGTTTTTACTACCGTTTATCGGCTCCACACTTTCACCGTGGAACAATCGCTTGCGCCGGCAAAAACAATGTTCCGCGCTTCTGTCCGCCTGGAAGACATCTTTAACAGGCAGCAACAGTTATGTGGTTGCTGGAGCATTGGCACCTGATCCGCAGGCTGACACCCCTTTTTACGCCAGTGTTCATCGCGGTTTGAGGAACCACGGCGTCGGAGTGGCAGTGTAAGAGAGGAGCGTGTGACCCTGGAGCTGACGCCTCATTTCTCGCGACCCAGACACCCAAGAAACGTTTCCCAATGGCGTTGCTGACCGCCTCCGTTGAAAATGCTAACCAGACAACGCTCCGACGCAGATATCTCGGTCATCTGGCGCGTGGCAATTCACTTGCCAGTGAGATTGCGAACTTCAGTTACGACGTTTCCTACCAATAACCATTGTTTGGTTCTACTGTGCTCCTTACCAATGTTTGGTTAGTGGTGCCGGGTGAAGCAGTTTTTATGGGCAATAAGACGATCGATGAAGTCATCCACTCGGATCCAATTTCCATGGATGATTTGTCCAGCGACTGGTTTGTTTTTCTCTGTACCATCGACGAACCGGTTGTTGAACTGCGAACGTTAAAGCTTCTGAGGCTTTGTTCAATACTCGATCGCGCTGTACTTCTGCGCGCGTTCGATCGGATAGACGCTGACACGACCAGCATCTGTAACGTGACGGTCCGCCACGTCGTCGAGGACCGCGGCGACGAGATTAGCAGTTTAGAGAGCTACTACAACGGTCAGTGCCTTCGCGTGACATTCAATAAGGACAATAACGACTTTGTGGACGCCTACTTCTCGTTAGATCTCGCCAGCGCTGCGCTTCGATACAACAATTGCTGACGGGAGATATCAAGCTTTCTTGCCGTCCAAGTTGCAATAGACCCGTCACCCTGTAGTACCACACCCCTCTCCAAAACCTGAAGTGCCGTCCATTGCTAAACTCCCCGCATGCCCTCTCCTCCGGACAGGGGAGCTCCGACATCCAGCGCAAGGGCTGTCCCCATTTCGCAGCACTTTGCACCCCCGCCCGCCGGAGCTATTTCAGCGCTCTTTTGAAGAGCCCAACAGGATCCACACCAAGACAACGCGCAATTTCAATAAACTCGAGGATATCGACGCGGCGCTCGCCGGCCTCGATTTTCCAAACGAACGAATTCGAGCGTCCTAGTTTTGCAGCGAGTTCTCGTTGTGTGAGGCCCGCCGCCTGCCTTGCCTCGACAATCGCCAATATAGTGACGCGATGTTGCGCGCTGCGTAAATTCTTCTTCACTCGCCTGCCCCCAATTCAGAGGCAAGTAGCTAATCACTGAAGGGTCTTGCCTCCATTTTGGTCGCAGGCAAACGCGTTACTATCAAGCTGCCGTAATTCTCCGGACTCTAAGATACAAAGCACTTGCACCCCGTTTGGTCGCAGCGCTATGATATTGAAGCGAGAAGGGGCAAGCGTGACGACAAAACCTGTCTCCTGATCGGCGATTGTGGCTATCTCAAGGAGACTCCCCGGTCCACAATGACTAACTTTGATTGTCAGCGTAACCGACCACTTGGGCTTCGGTAAAAATCTTGGCGAAGCGATGATTGCGGACCGGCGTCGAGCTATCGCCGCCGCGAGCGCCCTACAAACGGCTTGTGACGCGCTCAGCAAGCTCCGCGCATTCGAGTCGCCAGCCTGTTGCAAGGACAAGGAAGACACGATCGCACGAGAGAGAGCCTCTGTCGAAAAGGCCTTGATAGAGATCATCGCGGACCTCTCCCCATGGTTTTCGGTGCCACGGGAAGGATGAGGGACTTCCCGCGCTTGGTCTTATTGCGAAAAGGCTAGTCCAGTAGAAAGCCGATCATCCGAGGAGGCAGCGGCCAGTGAGATATGAACGTACTGTATGTTGATTTATTCACGTATGAGCACTCCCCGCAAGAAGCCTCTCACAAATATCTGCCACTGCGGACACGCGTGGGATGAACACCATAATTCTGGAATCCAGGACGGCTGGGCCGAAGAATGTCTGCACTTCCACGGCAAAAGCGAAAACGGCGGTTTAGACGCGCACGGACTGAATCACTGCCAGCGCTATATCGATACGAGCCTGCCGGATGATTTGCCGCGCCGGCTTCGCGGAGGGCCCCCGCCACCGGTCGCCGCCTTCTACAAACTGCTCACGGATCAATAGAGGATTGTTCGGATGCCGCGCCCCCTCCGAGGTCACCAAATTGAACTAGAGATTCCGGCTGACGCCGCAATGCTGGCTTCGGAAATTGAAAAACTAGGATTCACGGCAAACGCTTACATCGATGAGGTTGCCAAGTGGGCGCTCACTTTCGCGGCAGAGGAGGAAGCACGATTAACCAACATTCTTGCGCCAAAATCGATGCCACGTGATCCAGTTGTGTGTCGATATTATCGGAACGTTCGGGGGGATCCCGCGTGGCTGATATTGCGGCGAAGCGAAAAGCATTGGATTCTGTCCGCGATGGTGAGCGAAACGCTGTCAGAGTCGTTGGTGAATAGGGTCCGGTATTCCGAATTGTCCTCTCGACACTCGAGTGTGCCTTCGGCGTAACTCAGCCGCCAACCACGATTGAGACGACCATGAGGACCCGTAATGCAAAAATGGCCACGATTTCTGCAGAACTTTCCCGCCCTCATCGGCGCTGGCATGGAGCAGGCTCGAGTGCGCTTCCGTGCTCGAAGCAATACGGTCGAGATGTCGGCCGGTCCGCGGTCTTCGGCACAACCAGCGACCATCGATCATCAATTGAAGGAGCGCCTTAAGTGGCTAGAGTCGGCGGTCGGGTCTCGTGGGCTGCACAAGTTTTTGGGTGGGAAGATTAACGTGCGAGGGCGCTTCGGTGGTCATTACGCCTCTGCTTACACCGGCGGTGACGAAGAAATGCAGACTCTTCTTATTGGCTTGATCGATATGCTGAAACGCCAAGAGATGGCACCTATGTGCGACGTCGAATCGTACTACTCGGCAGGGAAAATCTGGCCGTGTGGTATGAGGATTGAGGGAAACCGGCTCATTGATTGTTGGGCAAGCGACAAGCAGACATAGCTCCAATGGCTCGCATCTAGATCTGAAGGACCCTGCCTCGCATGAGCAAAGATCAAAATTCAATGGTACAAGCCCAAAAACAAATCTGTCACTGCGGCCACTCGTATGAGGACCATCACAACAGTGGGCTCGTTGAAGGAATAGCCGGGGTATGCGAGTTTTATGGATGCAATGAGGAAGGAGGCCTCGACGACAATGGAAATATTCACTGCTTGCGCTACATCGACATCACCGCGCCAGACGAACCGAGTCGCACCCGAATGATATTTCCGTCGGCAGCAGAACTGGTTGCCTCTCAAAAGCGGCGTGAAGAGTGGGTGCGCCGACGTCAGGCCGAGCGGGACGCTCTCGTGCGGAAGGTCGAAGAGCGCCTAACAGACGGTTCGAAGTCTATCGAAATCGATCCGGATGAGCTGTAGCGATAGTAGGTGATGCGCGATGGATGTAATTTATTGCGACTATGACCACGTACTCCAAGGCGGGGTCCTTCGGTATCGGAAGCCGCCTTCGCTGCGCCCAGAGACTCCGGGACAGACGCTGTTTCAGAACGCACCGATTTTGGTGCGCTTGCTTGACCCGTATCCGGATCTGAAAATCGTGCTATCAACCAGCTGGGTGAAGGAGCTGGGTTTCGGTCGCGCTCGAGGCTATTTGCCGCAAGCTTTGCAGCAGCGCGTGGTGGGGGCCACATTCCACAAACGCCACATGCGGAAGTTTGAGTTTTCGAACCTCACGCGCTATGAGCAGATCATGGCAGACGTTCAGCGCCGGCGCCCAACACGGTGGATTTCCATCGATGATGATCTGCAAGGATGGCCGGAGCATGCGTTACAGCACATCGTTCCGATGCCCCCCGTGCTTGGGTTGAGTTCTCCTGCCGCCGCACTCGAGCTGCAGCGACGGCTAGCGAAGGTCTTTGGTAACGTCGAAAAGTTCCTCATTCATCCGGATTTAGCTAGAGACGCAAAACTGAAATGGCCCGATGTCGATCTCGATAAGTGAAGACCATGAGACATATGAACACACACGACATGGTTGCTGAGAGCAACCGAATTGAAGGGATTGATCGACCGCCTACGGAGGCGGAGATTAGGGAACACGAGCGATTTGTTGGGCTAGAGAAGGTTACTATCTCGGAGCTGCAGACCTTCGTGAAAATCTATCAGCCAAATGCACGCTTACGCAGCTTTCCCGGCATGGACGTTCAGGTGGGATCCTATGTGCCTCCGAAGGGCGGCGAACACATTGTGGCTCAGCTACAGGCGCTGTTAATCGACGTCAATTCCGACAAGAAGCTCAGCCCTTGGGACGCGCACATACAGTATGAGAAGCTCCACCCGTTCTCCGATTGCAATGGGAGATCCGGAAGAATTTTGCATTACTGGGCCCTTCGAAGGACCTCTCGGAGTCTAGGGTTTTTGCACGAGCTCTACTATCAAACGCTCAAGAAGTGCGCAAGCAGCGAGGCAATGAAATCGAATGACGCTCGTGACACCGCGCCGAGGCCACACAATGGTGATGAAGCGCGATGGATCGTTGAGCAGAAGAGCCGGGGCTTTGATGTCGTTGACAATGCAATCATCCCGCGCCAGGCCGGGTTCTACTGCTATTGCGTGGACCGAGATAGGGCTGAACTGATCGCTCGCCTTTTGAACCGCCAACACTCTGGTGTCGTATGAGCGGTCAAGAATGCCCTTACTGGTGCGCGCCGCTGCCGACGTCACGATTTGCTTCGCGCAGAATCGAGCGATGGGCCGATGAGAACTGGCGTACCGCATCAGTCAATCGGGGACATTTGCAAACGTGGTCCGGTACCGAGCGCAAATGCGCGCGACCTACAAGGCGGGGTGGGCCTTTCGATATGTCCGCCGGATCAGGTGCTGCACTGGGTGCATATCGTCGTGGCGGCGGTTCAACGCATTAGGAGGGTCGGCCAGCGTGACTAAATTCGTAGTCTACCGAAACCCCTATCGAGGCACTGGGCAAGCTCCCTTTGAGGTACGCGACGGTTTGATCGACGGCACGACAATTGAAAGGTGCCTCACTCGCCGTGAGGCAGAAAGCGTTGCACACGCGCTAAACACCAAGTCAAGAAAACAAACCGTGGAGGATGAAGGGGCCTTGGAAGCGGAAGGCCCTCGCATGTCATTGACTTGTGAGGGCGGGACTAAATCACTCAGCTAG